GGTTTCTCGCAACGTCGACAGGTCTGGACCACCGGGTCAGGCCGAGACAGGACATTCGTGATGGCGGGCATGGGACCGGCGCCGAAGCCGGAGTCACAGCAGCGTCGCAAGGGTCGCGGTCTCGGTGCGGCCGCGGCGATGCGCCTGCCTTCAACAGGCCGCCCCGGCGATCCGCCGGCGTGGCCGATCAAGCGTCAGTCGAAACGCGAGAAGGAGCTCTGGGCCCGCGTGTGGGCGACGCCCCAGGCCGTCGGGTGGGAGCGGCTCGGCTGGTTCGACGAGGTCGCGATCTACGTCCGGCTCCTGGTCGCGTCGGAGCGCCCGAAGTGTCCGGCGATCATTCTCGGCGAACGCCGACAGATGGCCGACCGCCTCGGTCTCTCGCCGATGTCGATGCTGCGGCTGCGCTGGGAGATCACCGACGTCGGCGACGACGCAGGTCCGAACGTCGTCGACATCGCGACGCGCATGGATCAGGTGGCCGACTGATGCCGTGGCGCGGGCCGCGCCGACCAGGCGAGTACCCGACGCTCGGAGTCCTAGTCGCGCAGTGGATCCAGTCGATGTGCGTCATCCCCGACGGGATGCATCAGCGTGAGCCATACCTGCTCACCGACGAGATGCTCGTGTACCTCAAGCGCTTCTACCGGATCCACCCCGACGCGGTCCTCGACGAGATGCGGCCCTCGAGCGTGTTCCGTTACCGCGGTGCGCAGCTGATGCGTCCGCAGAAGTGGGGCAAGAGCCCGTTCGGCGGCGCGATCGATCTCGCCGAGCTGCTCGGGCCCGTGCGCTTCGATGGCTGGGACGCGAACGGCGAGCCGGTGGGTCGGCCGCAGCCGACGCCGTGGATTCAGATCGTCGCGACGAGCGAGGCGCAGACCGACAACACCTGGCTCGCGATCCAGGGAATGGTGCAGGGACCGATCGCGGATCTGCCGGGCATCGACATCGGTCAGCTCGACATCCAGCTCGAGAGTGGTGGCAAGCTCGAGCCGCAGAGCTCGTCGGGCCGCGCGCGTCTGGGCGCCCGGCTCACGTTTGCGCACTTCGACGAGTCGCACCTCATGACCGTCTCGAACGGTGGCGTGAACCTCGCCGAGAACATGAAGCGAAACATCGCCGGCATGGGTGGCCGGTGGATGGAGACGACCAACGCCCACGATCCGTCCGAGTCCTCCGTCGCGCAGCGCACCCAGGAGAGCCGCGCCGAGGACGTGCTCGTCGATTACAACGGCGAGCGCGACGCGAAGGGGAAGGAGTTGCGCCGCCCGGACCTCACCGACGACGACGGTTCGCTCGAGTACTTGCGCCGCGTGTACGGCGATAGCTGGTGGGTCGACCTCGAGCGTGTCCTGCGCGATGCTCGGGATCCCGCAGTGTGCTCGTCGCCGGCGACGGCGTACCGCTTCTTCTTCAACCGCATCGAGGTCGGTGTCCAGGACGCGATCGACTCGGCGCGCTGGGACGCGGCCGCGCGCGAGGGCGAGCTCGAGCGCGGCACCATCGTCGCGCTCGGCTTCGACGGATCGCGTGCGCGTGACTTCACCGCGCTCGTCGCGAGCCGCGTGAGCGACGGCCGCTGGTTCCCGCTCAAGAGCTGGAACCCCGCTGACTATCCCGACACACGGGTGCCGCGCGGCGACGTCGATGCGGTGATGACCGCGGCGTTCGAGGCCTACGACGTCCGCTTCCTCTTCGGCGATCCGTACCTGTGGCAGGAGTACTTCGCGATCTGGGAGGCACGCTGGCCCGAGCGCGTCGTCGAGTTCCCGACCAACGTCGAGCGGCGGATGGACGACGCGATCACGCGCTTCCTCGAGCACTTCAAGGGCGCGTTCACGCACAACGGCGACAAGATCCTCACGCTGCACGCGAAGAGCGCCGCGCTCACAAAGGGCAAGCGCCGCGCGCCACGGCCGGAGGATGACCCCGGTCTGTCGCCCTACTACTTCAAGGTCCAGCCGAAGAAGCAAGGCCTCTTCATCGACACGTTCGTCGCCGGGATCCTGGCCGAGGTCGCGCGCGGCCAGGCGATCGAGAAGGGCGCCCTCGCGCCGCCGCCAGAGCCGCTCGTTGAATGGTCGCCGCGATGAGCCTGGTCGACACCATCCGCCTGGAGATCTCGCGGCGGATCGCGCCGCGGCAGCGCGATGACTGGACGTCGTTCTTCGGCTTTGGCGGGCTGACGTATCCGTTCGTCCCATCGCAGTCGATCAACTCGAAGCAGGAGATGCCGGCGGCGGGCTTCCAGAGCTACGTCGAGGCGATCTACAAGCGCAACGGCATCGTGTTCGCCTGCATCGCCGCGCGGATGATGCTCTTCTCGCAGGCGCGCTTTCAGTTCCGCCGGCGCCGCAATGGTCGTCCCGGCGAGCTCTTCGGCACCGCGGATCTGGCGATGCTCGAGAAGCCGTGGCAGCGCGCGACGACGGGAGATCTCCTTGCTCGCACGATCCAGCACGCTGACCTCGCGGGCAACAGCTTCGCGGTGCGCGCGGGGAAGGGCGTCAGCTGCATCCGGCCGGACTGGATGACGATCGTCGTCGGCAGCAACAGCGACGCCGGCGACCCGAACTGGCAGATCGACGCCGAGGTCGCCGGCTACATCTATCAGCCCGGCGGGTCGACCGGCCGCGGTAAGCCCGTCCCGCTGCTGCCCGAGGAGGTCGCGCACTTCGCGCCGATCCCCGACCCGGCGTTCCGCTTCCGCGGCATGAGCTGGATCACGCCAGTGCTGGCCGAGATCATGGGTGATCAGGCCGCGACGGAGCACAAGCTCAAGTTCTTCGAGCAGGGCGCGACGCCGAACATGGCGGTCTCGCTCGACAAATCGATCTCGCCCGAGGTCTTCAAGACCTGGCGCAAGCTGATGGAGGAGAAGAGCGACGGCCTCATCAACGCGTACAAGACGCTCTACCTCGGCGCCGGCGCGACGGTCACACCGCTCGGCGCGACCCTGCGCCAGGCCGACTTCAAGAGCATCCAGGGCGCGGGCGAGACGCGCATCGCCGCGGCGGCCGGCGTGCCGCCGATCATCGTCGGTCTCTCCGAGGGCCTCAACGCCGCGACGTACTCGAACTATGGAATGGCGAAGCGCGCGTTCGGCGACGGCACGATGGCCTATCTCTGGCAGAACATGGCCGGCTCGTTCGCCTATCTCGTGCCCGTGCCGAGCGACGCGGAGCTCTGGTACGACACGCGCGACATCCCGTTCCTGCAGGAGGACGTCAAGGACGCGGCGGAGATCAACCGGGTCGAGGCGGCGACGATCAAGTCGCTCATCGACGCGGGGTACAACCCCGACGACGTCGTCGATGCGGTGACGTCGGGTGACTTCTCCCGTCTCAAGGGCAAGCACTCCGGGCTGTACTCGGTGCAGCTGCAGCCCCCGGGCCCGAAGAAGCCGCCGCCGGGCACGCCGCAGATCCCACCGCCGACGCCGACGCCCGCACTTCCGTCCGGATCGACTCCCGTCCCGGCGCCGAAGAAGGCCGACACCGACACGGACGGGGATATTGGAAAGCTCCAAAACCCCGAATCGGCCTCGGGCGACGCGGATGAGGACATCGGCGCCACTGAGCAGAACGAGCCGCCTAGCGGACCACTCACGGACCGCGAGCGACGTGTCGCGAGCCTCATCGCCGCCGGCCTCACGAACAAGGAGGTCGCGCAGCGCATCGACCTCTCCGAGCGGACCGTCGAGCGGACGGTCTCGAGCGCGATGGCGAAGATGGGCGTCAAGACGCGGACCGAGCTCGCGATCGTCGTCGACGTGCGCCACGACGAGAGCTCGACGGCCGAGGCGATCGTGAAGAACGCGGAGGCGACCAGCGCGCTCGCCGCCGCGGTGACCAAGCCGCGCACGACGACGACGACAGTGCAGAAGCGCGACGAGAAGGGACGCCTTGAGGTCGCAGTGCAGGAGGAGATCTAGGTGGCGAACAATCCGAAATGGTCGAACGCTGCGGTCAACGCGGAAGCCGACGCGCTCGCGGCGCTGCTGAACAACGGTTATCTGCGGATCTATGACGGGACGCAGCCGACGAATGCCGACACGGCGCTCGGCGCCCAGGTGCTGCTCGCCGAGCTGCGCTTCAACGCGACCGCCTTCGGCGCTGCAGTGGCGGGACTGCTGACCGCCAATGCCATCACCGCCGACGCCGCGGCCAACGCCACGGGGACCGCGACCTGGTTCCGCGCGCTGAAGAGCGACGGCTCGAGCGTCGTCTTCGATGGATCCGTCGGGACCAGCGCCGCCGATCTCATCCTCGACAGCGTCGCGATCCAGGTGAATGCCGACGTGTCGGTCACGTCCTTCACGCATCAGGTCTCTAAGGGTTAGGGGGGTACAGATATGGCTCAGCTTGGCGCGGTGGCCCCGGTCTATGCGACTGGCGAGGGCAAGCGGTTCGTGGTGTTCCGCCTGACCGGCGTGAACTCCGGTGACACATTCGATGTGCGGGACGAGCTGCGCCGCGTAGATGCGGCGAGCGCGTACTCACCATCGAACATGAAACCGCAGGCGATGGGCACCGCGATCGTGGGGACCATCGTCACGATCACCAATGTCGATCTGAACAACGACGTCGTCTACCTCTCGGTCGGCGGCGCGGCGGCATAGGGAGGAAAAGATGGCACGGTTCGAGGCAGGCGCGCGCTCTTCGCTCACCACCGCGACGGCGGACGATCCGCTGGTGGCAATCCGCGCTCCTGCGACCGAGGTCGGAAAGCTTCGCGAGCTCGGTGTCACGCTGGTCGCGGCGACATCGACGCTCCTCGGCCTCGCACGCGTCACGACGGTCTCGGTCACCCCCGGCACGACGAAGCCCGGAAGGAACGTGATCGTCGACGCGCCGGACTCGGCAACGCTGCTAGTCAACAGCTGGGCCACCAAGCCGGTGACGTCGGCGAACTACCTGCGGCGCATCGTCCTTCCCGCAGCGATTGGCGCCGGCTTCATCTGGACCTGGCCGGCGGACGATCCACTGCAGATCGGCGACGGCCAGGCGATCCGCGAGATAGCGCTCTGCAACCTCGTCGCGGTCGCGTGCTCGGTGTTCGACTGGTACGCGGTGTGGGAAGACTGATCTGTCACAGCTCAGAAGTGGCGGGGCCGTCGTCGGCGGCGGCTCCCGCCAGGGCTTCCTCAGCGAGTCGCGAATGCTCGAGCGCCCGCTCGCGCTCGACATCGTCGCTGGTGCGCGCCGCCGCCAGCCGACGACCGCAGACTTCCAGGGCTTTCGCCGCCGCGTGATCCGCGGCGTGACGAAGGACAGCGCAGGCGCGGCGCTGGGGGGGTGCGATGTTCACGCCTTCCGAACGGTCGATGATGTCGAAGTCGATCAGACGATCTCCGACGGCTCGGGAAACTATGAGATCAGCGTCTACGACGACCGACAGCATTACGTCGTCGCCTACAAAGCCGGATCTCCCGACGTGACAGGAGCAACGCTCAACACCGTCGCGGGCGTCTAACTCATGGCGACGATCGTCACGCGCTTCCCGACGGCGAACGAAGCCACGGCGGATCCGCCGTGGGCTAACGACCCCTGGGGGGATCCGCCGTGGACGAGTCCGAACAATCTCCACGCCGACGACGCCGCGATCGCGACGGCGGATCTCAGCTGGGTAGGGACAGCCACAGACGACGCATCGAACCGCTATAAAACGTTCGGCTTCGACGGCTTGCTCCCGAGCAACGCGGTCATCGACGCGGTAAAGGTCATCAGTCAGGGATCCTGGGGCGTCGACTTCGGAAATGGAACGCTCGACCTGCGGCTCATGGCAACGATCGGCGGCGTCGATCAGACGCTCCACGTTCAGACAGTCGACTTTAACGAGAACACCTATACGACCGACCTGACCAGCGATCGCGCCTGGACGCGCGCCGACTTGCTCGATGCGAACTTCAAGCTCTTTGTCGACGGTCACGTTCAAGGGATCACATCGGGAAACGGCTTCCTGAACTTCGATTTCGTCTCGGTCGAGGTGACGTGGAGCGAGCCAGTCATCCCGCCGACGTTCAATCCTGACGTCTTCCTCTTCCAGACCGAGGCGTCGCTGTACGACATAAAGCTCCGCGATCCGCTATCAGCTGGTGGGCCGACGCCGGTCACGGGAGTCGCCGCGGTGACGCAACCGGCGGGTCTGATCGTCGCCGCTGGCGTCGAGACGTTCGTTGGCGCCGCTGCGATGAGCCAGCCCCCAGGGACCATCAGCGCCGCCGGGGCGGAGATCTTCGTCGGGTCCGGCGCGATGACGCAGCCCGCCTCGACGATCACCGCCTCGGGTAACGAGATCTTCGTCGGCACCGTCGCGATGACGCAGCCCGCATCGACGATCACCGCCTCGGGCGCCGAGGTGTTCGTCGGCGCTGCCGCGATGAACCAAGCCGCTGGCGCGATCGCGGCCGCGGGGATTGAGATCTTCGTCGGCAACCCGGGCATCGTGACCCAGCCGGCTGGCGCGATCGCGGCCACCGGGCTCGTCGTGAATGCCGGACGAGTCGGCGCGGCGGCGATCACGCAGCCGGTGACGACCATCACCGGATCCGGCGCGGTGACCGCGCCGCCGCTGCTGATCGGCGGCGTCGGTGGCCTGGTGACCGTGTGGCAGATGGTCGAGCTGCGGATCGTCGGTCGCGCGCGCATCGTGCAGAAGCGCGGCCGGCTGTCGGCTCGCGGCCAGGTCACGCCGAAGGTCGTCGGTGCCTCGAGCTCGGCGCAGACGGCGCCGTCGGTCCGCGCGCGCGGCCGCGTCATCGCGCACATCCGCGGCGACGTTCGCATCGACCAGGTCATCACCACATCCGCAGTCGGCGTGGTCCGCTGTCGTGTTCGCGGATCGGGCGCGATCGCGCAGGGTGCGCCGAGCTCGAGCGCGCATGGTGAGGCCGCGTGGTTCGAGGTCGACGAGGCGCAGATCCTGGGTCTCACCGAGGTCTGATGGCGGAAAGCCGCCATTCGTTGGCGGCTTTTTGTCGGCATCACCCTCTTGCGCGTGTCGGCAACGTCGGCCGAGTCTCGCGAGAGATGAGGAAGGTGACCACGGCGTGAGGGCGCTCACTGAGATCCGGGCGGCGATCACGCGCGCCCGCGATACCGGCAACCACGAGGAGCGCACCCGGCTGCAGGCCGAGTACCGCTCGCTGCCGCTTGAGCAGCGCCGCGAGCTCCTCACCGCCGAGCGCGTCGACGAGCGCGCCGGCCGCCGCGTGGTCTTCCCCACCGGCACAGCCAGCACGCCCATTGCGCGCGCAACGCCTTCGGCGCGCGCGGCGCAGGGCGAGGACCTGACGCTCTACGGGCACTTCTGCGTGTTCAACGAGTGGACCGAGATCGAGTCGTTCTGGGAAGGCAACTTCATGGAGCGGCTCGTGCCCGGCTCGCTGAAGCAGACGATCAAAGAGGATCGGGCGCAGATGCGGATCACGCTCAACCACGGGCGCGATCCCCAGCTCGGCAACAAGGTCCTCGCCCGGATCGAGGAGCTCAGGGAAGACTCGGTCGGCGCCTACTACGAGGCGCCGCTCTACGCCGGCATCGACCAGCTCGTCCTCGCGGGCCTGCGCGACGACGCGTACGGCGCGTCGATGCGCTTCTACGTCATGGCCGAGGAGTTCGTCGAGAAGCCGAAGCCGTCCAGCTACAACCCGCGCGGGATCCCGGAGCGGTCGCTCACCCAGATCATGGTCGAAGAGTTCGGCCCGGTCACGTTCCCCCAGTACCCCCAGGCCACCGCGCGTGTCCGATCGCTCGTCCCGCAGATCAAGCCCGCCGCGGCCGTCGCCGCGAGCACCCCCCTAAGGAGTCGTGACGAATGGCTGCGCTCGATCTCAAAGAACTAGACACCCTGCGGACGATCCCGGACCTGACCTCCTACCAGAAGGAGGTGCGCGACCGGATGATCGAGCTCGACCACGAGAAGGACGGCGTGCCGTTCAACGACGTCGAGCGCGAGGAGTTCAGCAAGCTCAAGGCCGCCGACGGCGAGATCTCCAAGCGGGTGCTCGAGCTCGAGGCGCGCAAGAAGATCGTCACCGAGCTCAGCGAGCGGTCGAACGCGACCGAGCGCGAGGACGACGAGCTGTACCGCACGCCCGAGGCGCGCGGGTCCGTCAAGGAGCGCGACATCTACGACCTCTCGACGATCCGTGCGGATCTGTCGAACCCGGGGCGCGCGCGCGAGCAGCTCCACGACCGCGCGCGGCGCTCGATCGAGGTCTCGAGCTTCCCGCTGACCGAGGACCGCAAGGACGCGCGGACCTACGGCTTCACCACCGACCAGGCCCGCGGCCACGTCGAAGGCCTGCTCCAGCGCGACAACGACACCGGCGACTTCGCGCGCTACCTGCTCGCCACCGGCGACCCGGCGTACCGCCGGGCTTGGACGAAGGCGATGAACGC